GTTAGTAAAGTCGTTAGCAACAATAGACTTGTTACCGCCGTTATGTAAATCCCCATCAACTTTCATACCGCACACAGCAGTACCGAATGATGAACAGTTCTGTACATATGGAGATTTTGAAGTAATCCAAACTGTATTGTCTGTTGGTCCTGTTCCTGGGTCTAAACTTACAAATGAATTTTGTGTTCTTCTAGTTCCAGAAGGAAGTGGCGCAGTTAATGTATTAACTAGACCTGTCATGGTAATATTTCTAAGGTTAGTTCCATTTCTTAAATAGAACATGTTGTTGGTTTGATAACCAGAAGCAGGAGTTACTATAACAGTTCTTAATTCATCGCCAACCAAAGATACATTTGCAGGTACACTGATAGGTAATATTTCTTCATAAGTTCCTGTTTTAATATTAATAGTTGCCGGGCCTGTTACGTTTTGACAAGCATATCGAATAGTTCTCCAAGGTCTATCCAGCGTATCTCCACGACCAGCGGCGTCTACACCATCTGGGGTTACATAATAAACTTTATCTACTACATTTAAATATTCCCAAACAGGATCTGTTCCATCAGATCTTAATACTTTTCCTACAGCACCAAGCGGAATATTATAGTTTGCACTTGCACCACGTGCAATCATATCACCGCGATTCAATGTAACATAGTTACTGTCACCTTCAGCTAATAATCCATAATTAACACCACCAATGTCTAGATCTGGTCTTAGAGCACCAGTATTATCAGCAGTATGGGTTACTTTAACTCTGTAAGTGCTGCTACCATAAGAAACAACATCATTTGGTCTATAAGTTTGTCCTGAAGTCCAGCTACCTAAGAAATTTAATCCTTGTATTAACAGTTTCCAATACGTAGCGTTAGTGGGAACTTGATTAGTATTGTCTGCAATACATTCATAGCTGTTACCACCGTACTGTACGACCATTCCAACTCTATAGGCAGAAACAGCCGACCATACTCCCTCATTTTTATAACCAGTAGTTAAAATTTCCCAATATGAAGATGCAGTACTTGGTGTTTGTCCAGTGTGATTTTGTAGAGAAATATAAGAGTATCCGCCGTAAGTTACAATGTCACCAATCTGATAAACAGTAGAATTACTCCAACTATCTTCAAATTCTAATCCTGGAACAAATAAACTCCACTTGGTATCATCAAATGTTGAAGTACTAGTATGTGTAGTGGTGCAAAGATAGACGTTTGGACCGTATCTAACTAAATCGTTTAATTTATAAAGTACTGCCGCAGTCCAAGTTGTTTTGTAATCGAAACCTTTAACTAAAGTTTGGAATTTAGTAGGATCAAAAGTAGAAGTTGAAGTGTGCGCAGTAGTTACAATATAACCAATTCCGCCGTAAACAACAATGTCATTAATATCATAAATTGTAGTCGGTGCCCAGCTACTTTTGAATAAGATACCTTCCTGCATCTTGTCCCATTTTGCTGAATCAGTAGCAAACGCTGCTGCTGAAGTATGTCCATCAATACATACATAAGACGATCCACCAACTCTGACTACATCATCTTTAACATAGTCGTACCCAGTGGTCCAAACACCTCTCCAAACAAACTTTAATCTACCTATTTTAAACTCGGCCATTTTAATATCCTTTTTCTATCTTATACGTTGTTGGTATAGTTATAAGACTTACCAATTTTCACAACAAGTTCTCCGTCAGAGTTAATGTAATAACTCAAAAATTTATCATCCCAACGAAATTGATCAAATTTTAAATTAGGATAAATTTTTTCTCTATTGGCAGCAATGCCGTTAAGCAAGTCAATACCAACTGTAAATTTTTCGTAATTGTTTTCTGCATCACCTGGATTATTTACTTCTATAGTATCACCGTCTAATTGATCAACTCTTGAAACATATAAGTCACCATCTTGAGTTCTTCTTAGAGCATAGAAATATCTAGGTTCGTTACCTAATAATGTTGCAGAATCATTTCCAAAAACATAATTGCTCATTTATTTTTCCTTATATAATTTCAGCGTAACTTACTACAGCATCTACACTACTAGCAGTGTCTGAAACTATTCTTAAAATACAATTTTCCGCCAAGACTAATTTTTCCCCGTTGGTAATTAATTTAATACTGGCATTCATTGGTATAATTAACCCTTTAATATAATATCCAGAAGTACCATTAGCTGCAATTACGAATACATCAATTTTAATATTTTCTGCGACCTTATTAGCTAAGTTGCAGCCAATAACAGTTAGTCTGCTGTTTGCTCCGGCAGTTACTACGTTCACTGGTGAAGTTCCAATATTTGTACTAACAGTTGTTCTTAAATATGTTGCCATTTTTTATCCAAATATAAGTGCTATTCCGACTGCAATATCCTCTGCTTCAGGTCTTGTAATACCTACTGCTGATCCTGCTGCTGAAATCCAATTAAGTCCATCGTAAACTTCTAATCGATTATTAATCGTATCAAATCTCATCATTCCGACTACTGCGGTTCCTGGTCTATCAATGCTAACGCCTGACGGAATTACCATTGCTCCTGTTCCTGGAACACTGAAATATCCTGTTCCAGTGGTCACGAATGAAGTTATACTGTTATTTACCGTATTTGTAATCGTGGTTCCACTTAGAGAAAAATTGTTAATAGTAACATTTCCAGTGGTCTGTATACTTAACGTATTAGATGCAGTATTGCTGATAGAATTATTGTCAATTACAATATCGTCGACATTTATTTTAGGAATGGTAAAACCATTTTGATTTACGTTTGCTACCAAGTTACCATCAGCATAGAATCTAATGGTGTTATCATTAGCTCCCGGGGTTAATTCTGCTGTTACATATGTGTTTCCATCTAAATCACTGATGCCATCTAAAAATACCCAAGATGTGCCGTTATAACCTTCGTATCTATTCAAAGTAGAATTGAATCTAATCATTCCGCTTTGAGGAGTCAGTGGACGATCATTAGAAATTCCTACAGGAATTTTTAAGCTAACTGTAGAATCAATTACTACCATTCCTGAACCGTTTGGCGTTAGAGTAATGTCTGAATTTGATATAGAACGTATTTCTGAATCTTGTATTTCTAAATTATCTATAGACAGAAATCCAGTACCATTGGCAGATATTTCTATATTTCCATTGGTTACTGGGGTGGTGATGTTGTTATTGGTAACTGTTAAATTGCCTACATTTAGTTGATAAGCATAAACATCTTTCCATCTAAGTGGGTCTGAACCAATGTCATATGTATTGTTAGCATTAGGAATTAGATCACTAGTTATTCCACCTACAAAATTAATACTATCAGTGTTTTGATCACCAATAATAATATTTCCACCAATTGTAACATTTCCAGTAACATCTAAATTGCCAGAAATATTAACGTTAGTGTTCATATTAATCTGACTAGACGCTGCATCAATATTAATATCGCCAGTGATAGATTCTAAAGTGTTGCCAGATAATCTTAAATTTCCTGTCTCAATCTTATTTCCATCTAAGAACGTAACATTTGATCCATCAACTAAAGTTATTCCTTGAGTGCTGGAGAGATTAAATGTGGCCGAAGTAAAGTTTACAGTTCCATTAGCTTGATCCACATAGAATAAATCACCAACTCTAAAATCACCTTTATGATCTACGCTGGAATAATATATTTTTGCGTTATTTGATGTTATTACTTCGTTGGCTTGTACAACATATGTGTTATCGTTATCAGTTCTATACTGTGTTCCGACGTAGGCCATATTGTGGCCAATTAAGTACATTACTACGCCTTCACCATTACCTACTGCTCCTGACCCACCATATATTGATGCGCTGGCAATGCTTCGAACTTCTACCCCAAAATCACTAAAATCAGTTAAGGAAATTTTTGTAGCTGTAGCGCCATTGTTTGATCTAATATCTTGTGTGTAAACAACATCGTCTTCAAAAACAGTTGAGTTGTCTGCCCCATCAAATCGAGCCATTAATACAGTTTCAGGTGTAACAAATGCTCGAGTAGTTGGCGCTGGGAAGGTAGTTGTGTAAAGACCAACTCCTTTGATAATTCTTAAATCATCAATATATCCGTTAAAAAATTCTAATGCTCCTGTAAATCTAGCACCGATAGTTAACGGTGATTGGATATAATTTGTAGTATCTGCCCAAGTTATTCCAATTTGATTTCCGTTTACAAATAATCTTGTATTTCCGCTATTTCTTGAAACTGCCACATGATACCATGATCCAGCAGTTATTCCCCCGGCTCCAGATATCCTTGAAGAACCGTTAACATAATATGTTAATGTTCCGCCGCTAGTGATGAGTACCCAAGGTGCGCTTTGAGATAACGCGGTTCTAAAATCAAATAAACTTACTTGAACTCCTCCAACACTTCTATAAACCCATCCTTCAACTGTAAAGTCCCCGGTGCCAAAATTAAAATCTGCTGTGCTTGGTACTGTGACATAGTCGCCTGTACCATCTAATGACAAACTTGCGGATCCAAATTTTTTGATGCTTTGACTTAATTTTGCGTCGCCATTGGCTATAATAGTTTTTCCGCCTCTTTCCTCAGCAGTAACGAACCCTGTAGCCTTGCCGCTTAAAAATATTTTTCCATCTGGCGCAACACTGTCAACATTAGCTGTAGCTATAACAGTTGTTCCGTCAGTATCGTAATAAGTTAGTATGTCGCCAGCAGCAATAGTGCCTACTAAATTTTCTAATCTTAACGATGTTTTGCCTTGTCCTGCAAATCCTGTTGACCCACTGTAACCATAAAGGCTTTTTTCTGCGAAGTATGTGAACGAATTTAACCACTCAATTCTAACACCGTTAGTTGCTGTTATAGCATCCGCTCCAGGGCATATAAAGGTCACACTATGAAATAAGCATGATGCTTCTTTTGATCCTGCAGTTGCAATGCTACCGTCTAAAAATGCACCTTTACCTGCATCTCCAGATAAAAAGCCTCTTGGATCTAAACTGGTAGTAGTACTTCCTTGTGTTATGACAGAAATGTTTTTAATATAAGGGCTACGGGACGTAACAGTAAAATTACTGGCAAACTTAAATGCGTATCCTGTGTTATTTGCAGAATTAAATCTAAAATCAGCAATAGTTAAATCTTCAATAGTTGTTTCACCGTTGAGCAAAATTGCATCTTTGTCTAGAGTTGCTGGAGTAGGAGTAATTTTTACACTGCGTAAACCCACACCTTTTAAAGTAACTCCTGCTGGTACGGTAAGAGGAAAAATTTCTTGATAAACTCCAGGGTATATTAAAACTGTAGTACCAGAAGTTGCTTGGCTTAGTGCGTGTTTAACGGTTCTAAACGGATCATTTTGATGTGTGCCACTAAGTGTATCATCACCATTAGTGCCTACAAACAACATATTTCCTGGTCTAGTATCTAAGCTGACACCGTCAACTTGTAAATCATCTATTAAAATCAGTGTGTCTGATCTTATTGTATCTACATGGAGATCTTTCCATCGTTTAGAAGGAGAACCTAAATTGTAAAAATCAGTAACATCAGGGATAATATTGCTGGCTACATCTGCAACGAAATTGATACTATCAGTGTCTGAATCACCAATAACAATGTTTCCATCAGCAGTGATATCACCAGTTGCGTGAATGTTTCCATTCACTAACATATCCGAAAATACTTTTACTTTGCCCGTTCCGTTGGCTTCTAACTCTAGATCAGTGTTTAATTGATTTACTGTTATAGAATTATTTTCTAAATCTATAGAGTCAATTACAGCTTTTTTCTGATAGACTACTGCTGCTGTTCCAGCAGGCGATAGATTAAGTTGGTTGTTTGTTGTGGATATTGTACTGCCAGAAATTGTAGTTTGTCCTACAACGGCAGATGTTGTTGCTTCTAATATCTGTGTTCTTGTGGTTCCGTCAACGTGTAAATCATGAGTAGGGTTATTGGTCTTTATACCAATGCGGAGATTGTTAACATCTAAGTATAAAAGATCCGTCTCAAATGCCAGATCGACCCCATTACGGAGCAGATTCGCCTTGAGTAACGGACCGGAAATTCGACCAACGGCCATAGTTCACTCCTTACCCCGTGTTTCACGGTTAACCACCTTACATTGCGGGTTTACCACAGTTTGATTTGTAAAGTTTTTGGTCCAACTTTACATTAGTATTATTTAGTTTAAATTAGGATTAACCGACAATCAAGCTCCAGAAAGTTATCTGTTCCTCTACGTATTCTTGAGTAACAACTTCTGATGCGACGCCTCCGGCAGGAACCCAAACAGTTCCGTTATATGCTTCAACTTGTAGATCTTCAATATTAAACCGAGTCATGCCAACGACCGGATTTTCTGGAGTTTGATTTCTTGTTCCTGATGGAATCTGTATTGCAGAACTTCCAGAGAATTCAACATAACCAGTTCCGCCAGTTACTAAAGTAAGAGTAGAATTTTGGGGAGCAGCTATAGAACCTCCCGAAAAAGTTAGACTGCTGGCATTTACTGACCCTGACGAAAAAGATAAGGTAGATGACGACTGTATTAAATTATTATTAATTGTAACATCGCCAAAATTTAATAATATAGCTGTTAAACCAGTAGCTGACAATTGTGCTGTTTCAGAGTTGTTTGCTACAAATCTAAAAGTATTATCTGTAGGATGAGCAAAAAATCTAGTGTTTCTGTCCTTGGAATATACCCCGCCTAAGTTAACTAGATCACTACTAAATCCTTGGAAATACCCACTAGTCGATTCAAGTTTCAATTGTCCAGTTAAGCTAAGTGTTGCAGTGTTACTTGGTATTTTAACTGCATTAGTTTTATTAATGATAAGACTTTTCGTACTTGCTGGTTCGAATATAATATCTGCAGAATTTAGAGATCTTATATTAGAATTTTTAAACAATAATTCTTCTAATTTAATAGATCCAGTACCGTTTGAATCTATATTCATATTACTGTTTGTAACAGTAGTTTCTATAATATTTGATGAAAATTTTATATCAGTAACTGCTAAAGATACTGACCAAATGTCCTGCCATCTCTTTAAATCGCTTCCTATATTATATAAATTATTGTTTTTTGGGTCTAAATTCTGCTCTAATTCTGTATTAAAGGTTATGGTATCACTAGATTGATTGCCAAAAGATATCGTTCCGTCAGTTTGAAAATTGCCAGTAATTCCAATATTTCCATTTAAAAATGTATTTTCTAATAGATTTATTTCTCCTGAAGAACTATCAAAATTAAAATCACTACTTAGAGTTCTTATAGTGTTATCAGAGATTCTAATATCACCTATTTCTATAGATCCTGATTTTAATATCAGTCTATTTTCGCCGGTACCTTCAAATAATATTGTACTAAGATCATCAAAAATCACATTAGAGTTGGGAAACTCAACATTGCCTTTTGTAAAGTCTACATAAAAACTATTCCCTATTCTAAAATCACCATTTTGAGATTGGCTAGAGTAATAAATTTTTCCTGAATTTAATTCTATAACTTCATTTTCTTGTATAACTTGAGTTTGATCGTTATCTTTGAATTCGTCAGTACCAACATATCCAAAATTATGATTAATCAAATATATTAAAACATCTGCACCGTCTGCTACAACACCATTCTTACCATACACATTAGCAGATGCGATACTACGAATTTCTGCACCAAATTTAACACCTTGTCCTGCGAATCCTAGAGTTCCTTGTGTTGCATATATGCCGTTGTTGGCAAAATATGTAAAACCACTTAACCATTCTACTCTTGATCCATTTGTTACAGTAAGTGCGTTGACTCCAGGAGTAATAAATGTAACACTATGAAATAACATACTAGCTTCATTAGAAGTTGCAGATACTACGCTACCATCAACTAATGCGCCTTTACCGGCATCGCCTTGATTAAATCCTCTAGGATCATCGACTGTAGTTACACTGCCTTGTGTTATAACAGAAACATTCTGTACATACGGACTTCTGCTAGTTACATTCATTCCAGAAGCAAAACTAAATGCATGTCCAGGACTGTAAAAGTTAGCCACTGTTAAATTACTAACTGTAGACTGTCCATTTAAAAGAAATGCGTTATTATTTTTTGTAGCAAGAGTAGGAACTATAGTAACTGATCTTAAATTCTCTCCAATAATGCTTACTCCTTCAGGCACAGTTAATGGAAAAATTTCTTGGTAAGTACCTGGCATTATTTTTATAGTATCACCAGAACTGGCTTCAGATAGAGCCTTTGTTAATGTTCTATAAGGTGATACAAAAATATTACCTCGATTTAAAAGATCGTCACCGTTTGTTGAAACAAATAATGTATTACTAAAATTGTATGTTAGATTTAAACCTCCAGCAGTGATATTTCTAGTGTAAACATTATTTGCTGTAATGTCTTTGATAGAAACTTCACCCCATCTTTTAGGAGTTGGAGCAATGTCAGAACCTAAATCATACGTATTGTCTAAATCTGGAATTATATTACTGGCTACATCTGAAGAAATTAATACTTGATCTGTTGAGTCAGATCCTAAAGTAATTGTTCCGCCAAGAGTAATATTTCCTGTAGAGTGTAAATTTGCGTCTACATCTAAATCACTATTAATGATTATTTTTTTAGTAGCTGCCGGAGTTAGATTTAAATCAGTATCAGTAGTTGTTACAGATATTTTATTATTATTGATTAATATTTTATCTGTAGATAACCCTGGAGCATTTACGGTCGCATTAGAATTTAAATATAATATTCCTAAATCAGTTGTAATGTTACTGACTGTGTCGAATATAACATTAGATGTTACTTTGATATAATTGTCAACAATTATATCTGTAGTTTTGGTACTGCCTTCGATTTCTAATAATCTAGCAGGAGACGAAGTTTGTATACCAATTCTATCATCATTGACGTTTAGGTAGAGTAAATCAGTTTCGAAACTGAGATCAACACCATTTCTTAAAAGATTGTCTTTTAATAATGATCCGGAAATTCGCCCAATTCCCTGACTCATTTTACAATCCTTTACCTATCAAACCCGTATATTGCGTATACTGGTTTTCCAAATGGAACAGGTGCATCGAATCTAACATATGCATTGCCTGACTGTAGAACCAATGTATAGTTAATTCCTGGTAATTGGTATACGTTTTCAACATATACTTGAACATTGGTTGCACTTAAATTACCTTGACTATTCACTGGTATGACTGGTAATAGATATTCTAAAGTTCCAGTTAATTGTACTAGTAGTTGTGCTGATTGATTTCCGCCTGATATTGTAATTGTTGGTACTGAGATATAACCGCTTCCTGAATCTGCAACTGCTACGGCTGTAATTTGTCCTGCAACAATAGTAATATTTCCGATCACTGCATTATCGGTACCAATGTCCGGATTGCCAATAGTTATTGTTGGCGGGTTCAGTGGATCATACCCTGATCCAGAATTTAAAACACTGATAGTTGCAACCGTGCCATCGCCTTGACCTGTACCAATGTTCGATATAGTGATGTCACTAGGTCTATCTGTTCTAACTTTTTCCCAACCCCAAGAGGCATATGAAGTAAAGACTTCAAAATCTTCTATTTGGTCATTATACCTTATCATACCAGGCACACCTGTGCCTGGTCGTTCAGTGTTATCACCAATTGGTAGTGTTAGACTCTTATTAGTATCTATGATAGCTCTGCCATCGTTTTCAACAGAAAATCTCTGACTCTTTGGCAGATACGTATCTATGTTTTTTCTTTTAATAAATCTCATTATTCTATCGCCATGCTACTTACGACTACATTGACTGCGTTTCCAATGCTTGCTTGCACTACTATTTTGTCCTGTAGGTCTAATACTAGTTTTTCCATATCCATAACAAAAGTGTCGCTGGCAACAATTCTTAAATCTTTTAAAATTTGATGTTGCACTGCTGTGGTACCTGGTAATCTTGGATTACCTGTTCCAGGTACTACCCAAACATTAATGGTCGCATCTGTTACTGCATCATGATTACAAATAATTAAAGTTGTTATTGCACTTTCTTCCCCTGCAATAAAAACGTCTGTTTGATTGGTTGTTGATATATTAGTTGCTGTGATCATTATTCTTCCTTAAAGGACTAAACTAGCAAAAAAACTTCTGCGTTTACTTGGTAATTCGTCTCTTCTGTTATTACTATTTACAAAATAAATTCCAGTGTTTCCATTTCCTTCTGTTCGAGAATATATCTTAACAGCAGTCCCACTAGATGTTGGTTCGTCGTATACTGTATCAATTTTTAAACTTAATGATGTATGTAATTCTACACTTGGGTTTTGTGTTGTACCACCTGATGGGTTAGTAGAAAGTATCATAGAAGTATTTGGTGCTTCCATAGTAATTTCATTACTATCAAGAATTTTAATATCACCAATAATGATTCTATTGTTGTAAGCCGTTACCCATTGATTACCGCCTATACCCATTCGAAGCTGAGGTTCTACTACTCCTGCATAACCAGGAACCGCTACATCTACTAGTTCTAAATAGTTCGTTGGATCTTGAACTAAAATATTTAGATTGTTTCTATAATTTAATTGCAATCTTCTTCTGTCAGGCTGACCTTCAATAGCATAGTCAACGTATCCTTTGTTTGGTACGTCATCAGGATTATTTCTGTTTACAATTCTAGAAGTATAGTTTAAAACACCAGATAAAGTCACTGTGGCGCTAGGATTTTCTGCTCCTAATAAACTTAAATCTCTGTTAGAGCTTCCAGTTCTAATTGCCGAAATTGTTATACCCGAAGGATTTCCAATACCTCCAGTAGCAGGACCTACTAAAAATTCCCACATTCCAGAATTTGTATTACCTCCGTAAGACCAATTTTTATTTTGATTATATACTAAATTTGCATTTTCATTTGGTGCTGATGGACCTCCCCTAGCTATGGATAGTCCGGATATGCCGTCTCCGCTAACTCCTGCCAGTGCTCCGTTATTAAGCCCCTGTTCATTTTTATTTAAAACTAGTATTTTGTCACCAATTACTAGTTCATTTGATTCAATAGTTGTTGTGGTACCAATAACATTAAGATTACCATAAATCCATACAGTGCCGTTATTTCCAGTAGAAAACTGTGTTTCTAAATGGATGTCATTCGTTGTTTGTATATGATGATCTCCGGATACTCTTTTTACGTCTTTTATGGATGGCATAATATTTTCCTTATATGATATTTATCTGCTTGTTTGTCAGTTAAGTATATGACATCAGTGCTATCATATAAAATTTGTTAAAATTTTTGATTCTTTGATTTACTAAATCTAGCTGTGTTTGTGCTGCAATTATACAACTATTTGATTTTTTATTTCTAGCAATAACTTCTAAATTTCCTAATTTTTTAACTTCAGTATCTATTGAATAGAGCATTCTATCCACATCTTCTTTAAACATAGAAAGATTTTTTCTACTTTTTTCTAGTTTGATTCGAACATTGTTCCATTCAGTACTGTTAGATATTTGATAATCTTCCATATTACTATTTACTCACAAAAAAGCCCCAAAATCTGGGGCTTTTTGTTTTTGTTTCAGTAATTAAATTACTGGAAGCTAACGTTGGCAGTTGTAATGCCAATTTCGCTTAGGTAGTCAGCAGCATTGCCAAGAGATGATGCTGTGTTGGTTAATTCAACATAGCCATATCTTGTCATAAAGCCTACAACTGGCTCAAATGTAGCTGGATCTAGCACAACGCCAGAGCTCATTAGAGGGATGTATGGGCAATAGAATGCAGCAGCATCTGCCTCGCTTGGTCCTTTGTAACCAATTAGTACACCTGTACCATCAGCAGCATAACCATCAACGTAAACACGCATAGCACCGTTCAATGTACCAACAAACTTAGTGTTTGTAGGTGCTTCGAAAGTACCTTCTGTTGTACGTGCAAATGCGCTGGTTGTAGCAGACTGAAGAATTGTTAGGGCTTCAGCAGAAACAACTGCCCAGTTTGCAGCACCACGACGTGTACGCTGTGCAACTTTGTTTGCTTCTCTGTTGATTAGAACAGCTAATGCAGCGTGTTCGTCACCAACGAAAGTAGCAGTACCACTAACAGCAGCTTGGTCATAGGTAGAACCTAAACTAGCTAAACTGCGTAGGCTTGCTAGAACTTCTTGATCAATTTCAGCAGTAATTTCTTGTGCTAATGCAGCCATAATTTCTGCTTCAATATCAATACCTTGTTGAGCTTGTGCATCTTGAGCAGCTTCAAAAGTCCAACGTGCGCTTAGTTTGCGTGTTTTGGCTTCAACAGCTTGTTTCAAGATTTGAATGCTCATACGCTTACCTGGTGATCCTTCTAAAGCAGCAGTACTATTCGCTTTAGGGGTAGAATCTGTGTTGTTTCCAGAGTAAGCAGCAGCAATCTTGAATGGGCTTAGTGCTTCATCACCAGCTGTAACACCATCACCACTGTCAGCATAGCGGACACGTAGTGTATGGATTTGACCAACTGGACCAGTCATTGGCTGTACACCAACGATTTCGTTAGCAATAACAGTCGGCATAACACGTCTGATCACTGGAAGGATCACACGGTTTAGGGTTGCAACGTTACCTGCACTGGTAGAACCAGCTGTTGCACTTTCTGCAAGATACTTGCGAGTGTTCTCAAGTGTAACGCCCATGACGCTACGCTTGTGACCTTGTAACCCTTCTAGCAGGGCCTCTTTGGTTTCTTGCCATTTTTCGTTTAGCAATACGGACATCTTGTCATCTCCTTAAATCTTAAGACCCGCTAGTTTGCGGATGTCAATTAAATTATCAATACCGGCCTCGGCAGTGATTGGTTTGCTAGGCTTGTCGCCTGTAACTTCTTTACTTTCATTTAGTGCCTGTTTAGGTGCCTTAGTTTGTGCCTTGCCTTCCATCACCGCTGGCAGATATTTGTCAAAGGCCAATGATAACTTTTCAGTTTTTACACTTTCTAAAAGTTGATTCATAACGGCTCTTTTATCACCACTGAGCGGAGCTAGTAATTCTTGCATCATTTCTTTGCGTTCCATTAAATCTTGAGCAATACGAGCTTCACGCTCTTTGCTCTCGACAACTTTCTGCTTTTGATCTAATGCAGTTTTTGCTTCTTTAAGTTCTAGTTCTTTTTTGTCAATGATTTTCAAAAGTCTGGAAGTAGCTGACTTTTCATTAACGTAACTAGTCATAAATTCTGAACTGAATGCTTCATAAATCTTGCGTCCAAAGTCATTTTGTCTAGCACTGTCAATGTCTTCACGTAGTTGTACAATTTCACTGTTAAGTTTTTTGCTAACAACGTTTTCAACAATAGCAGCACTCTTTTTAATGAACGTTTGTTTAATTTCAGCAAATTTATTTTTTGCTTCTTGTACCAAACGAACTTTAGTTTCTGCAAGATCTTTCTTATCTTCTGTAAATTCAGTAATTTCTTGGGCTAATGCTTCGACAACAAATGCTTCTAACTTTGCAAAGTTTTCTGCAACTTTTTGTCTATCCTTTTGAAACTCACCTAATTCTTTTGCTAAATTTTGTAGAATAAATGACTCAAGTAGTTCAGTATCTTTAGTCATTTTTGCTTCGTATTGTGCTTTTGCTTCCGCTAGACCTTTACGATCTTCCACAAATTCAACAATTTCTGCTTCCATTTTATCACTTACCATTTTATCAAGAGATTCGATCATAACACCACGATCATGTTCGTATCGCTGTGCGAATTCTTCTCTTAATTCAGCAGTAAGTTGGTCGCGAGTTTCTTGGAGTTTTGTATTCCAAGCATTTTCGATATCGGCTTTGATCTCCTCGGAAATCATTCCGCTCTCGAAAAGTTTTTTAAATGCGTCCAACATCTCTTTTTCTCCTCGGGCTTATTTTAGACCTTGAATAATGTTAAGGATATTTTCCTTAAGATATTTTTGGGCCTTTGGATCCTCTTTAACCTCATGCGCTATTTGTATAGCCCTATAACCACCTTTAGAATTCATAAAATGTTCATAAATGGCTGTAGGATATGCTCCTGGAGCACTTGGTTGTGCAACAACATCAACTGTTATTATCTCAAAATCGCTGACTTCACCGTTTCTGTCGTCAACGTTTCCGCTACCTCTACTAGATACACCTAGCTTAACGCCAGACTCTAGCATAGTGCGTACTAAATTTCCCATTGGTGTTGGTAAAATTTTAAATTTACCGTAACCATTTGGACCGTCCATCCACATATCTGTGATCATGTGACTAACACGGTCCAAATTAACTTTCAAATCATCTGGATGATCGACTTCGCCTAAAACACTGTATCCGTTTTTAATCTGATCGACTAATGTTTTGACAGCATTGCCAATTTGATCAACAGGGTATACTCGTTGATTCGCGTTTCGGATTCCGCCTTGAATGCAAATTCCCTTCATATAAAGGGTCTTACCATCTGCATCATCAGACTCAACTATGCATCGAGCTTGGTCAAATGATAAGTTTTCACGTAAAATAAGGCTCATCGATCGTTCCTAAATTAACTACCAATTACGCTGCTTTTGCCGCTAGCGCCGTCTCCGGAACCTTTCTTCTCAGCGCCATGTCCACCGGATACTTTGCTTAGATTTTTGATTCCCATCTTGCCACCTGGGACATTACCGTTACCGGCATTGTCTTCTTTTGGGGCTGTAACTTTGCCGCCTGCTTCTGGTGATCCACTACCAGTCTTTACTGCTACGCCGCCCATATCATTTTTACCTGCTACAGGGCTGCTGCTTTTTTCTGAAGTGTTGCTAGGAGCTGCTACTTTATCAACATATTCTCTTAGAACATCGTCTTCTTCAGAAACTTTCATTTCATCTTCTTCACCTTGAGAGTCTGCACCTGGTGTAGCTGCAACTAATTTCTCAATTTCAGCTTTGAGTTCTTCTAGGTCGTTTTTGATGTCGTAAATGTCATCTTCCATGCCACCTTCTTCACCATCTTCACCATCTACGGGCATTTCTTCGTCACCCATACCACTTACATCATTTACGAAATCATCAGTTTCGTCACCACCGATTTCATAAACGCTCTCTTCTTCAAAATTTTCTTCAACAGCTGAATCATCCTCATCAGTATCATTGGCTTCTTCAACTTCTTGTCCTTCATTTTCTTCATCTAGAAGATTTTCATAAATCTGTCGGCTTTTCTCCACTACAATTTCGTGGAAAAGCTCGTTGGCTTTGTCAGTTTCTTCATTAACTAGATAGTCTAGTAATTGTTCAAATTTTGATTGCATTGCAAGGTCTCCTTATAATTAGGCAAGGCTGTCGAGTATATTTACAGCGTAGATAATTTTTATAGCAGAAATACGTCAAAAAGACGTCTTTTTGTCTAAAAAGTCAAATTTTTTTAGACGTTTATTTATGATTGTTGAACTGGAGTAGCATATTGAGCTTGTATCAGCTCAGATTCCATAGCAACTTCTGACATGTGTGCTTCAAAGTTTTTACGCATCTGATTGATTTGTTTCAGTGTGAGTCTAGTCTTTCTAGTATCTGACAATCGTAGAACATCCTTATCATCTTCAGGATTATATCGTTTATCTTCGATAATATCACCGTCAAGATCATCATCTTTCTTATAATCTTTATTAAAATAAAAGAATTCTTTTAAAAACATAGTAATACTATTTATTGTGCCGGCGGTGTTTCTGGGGTAGAGCCAGTGGTTTGCTGCTCTTCCATACCTGGTGGTAGTTCTTCTGGATTCATTTCATTACTTTCTAATGAATCCATATCCTGCTGTAATCCGCCTGGAGTTATACCAATTCCTCTCATTTCCTG